AGCTTCTGGGCTTCAAATTTCTCTTTTTGCGGTAATGATAAAGCAGCCAAAGATAAGTGCGGTGCATACATTTTCAGAACTGATTTGACAAGTGTGACTTCATTTTGTATTGTTGCTGAAGATTTTGCATTGACTTCTGCATTGATGGCAGCTTGAATATGATTTACTGTGAGCTTATTCATTTTCACATTCATAATTGACGGAAAAGCATTTCTCTGTATTGCCCGATAGCCTGCAACCGTTGACGGCGAAAGCGTACCGCCTTTGAATTTGATATAACCGTCAATGCCCTCCGTAAGCGTCATAGCTGATGAATCTTTTGCTATCTCTTTGTGCCTTGCCTTGAACTCAGCCGCCATGTATTCAGCCTCTGTTTTTGTGGGTGCAGTAAAGGATTTACGGATTTGCTTTCCGTTTTCATCAAGTCCCGCAAAGACTTGCACTCTCCAACTGCCCGATGGTAATTTTTTTGCTTTTGCCATAAAACTCCTCCTTGCATTATTCAAAAATATGCCCCATTTTCGATAGTTTTCGTTTAGGGGTATAATTATTCCCAAGCCGTTTGAACTCCGCTGTGAGCGTTCTACGGGCTTGTAGGAGCGTGTTAAAGCGATACTATTTGATTTTCTTTCCGCAGTAGGGGCAATAACATTTTTCATCATCTTCCGCTTTTTGTTTTTCCTGCCAATTCAGCGGCAAGCTCAGCTTTTATATAACCGATATGTGTATAGTCTGCTATTACTTTTATTGCATTTTCATCATAAGGATTATTTTTATCTCTTGATAATATCAAATCACTTTCTTCTGTGAGAGTTGGCAGAATAGTTTGAATATTTACTCCTTTATCGTTTGGAAAAGTCACACCTGCTATCTTTGTAGGAGTGTCTATTGAAGTCAAAACAGGTTTCTTTGAAGTTTTTTGAACAGGCTTTGTTTCATTTATCGGCAGAGTAATGTTTGATGTGCTGTTACTGCATGACTGTATGCGTGTGAGCTGTGCCATATATTTATTTTTAAGGAGATTGATGGAATTGTATGTAAACTCGCCTACCGATATGGGAGAGCCGTGATATAAGTCAATTTTCAGCAGTGGCTTGTCAGCGTCTTTGACGGTAATATCTATCGTCCAATGTGAAACCTGTACAGGCGTACCTACTTCTGACACCTTTGCATCTATCATATCGGCATAATCATATATTTTTCCGCAGCCATCTATTGTCCACTTTTTATTTTCTTCATCAATGGCAAGCACACCTATTCTGTGGGTGACATTGTAGCCTTTGCTTTTCATAAGCTGATTGGATATACCTTTTTGCTCTTTTTCCTTTTTGCCTAAATACGAATAGTATATAGCATATACGGCAACAGTAAAAACAACTATACCGACAAACCATAATACTATCATTGTCATAAAGTCCATTTAAATCACCTCTTTAATTTTATTGATTTAAAATCGAAATTATTGACGGAACAGCGATAGCTAATACTGAGATAATCAGTACAATCCAAAATCGGAAACTATCTCTTTGCTTCTTATCTAAAATAGCATTTGCGTATTCAGTAAGTGTTATTTCTGTATCTTCATTGAATTTACTGTCACTAAAAATCATATAGTCAATTACATTTGGAAAGTTTGACTGAAAATCAATATATTCATCAACGGTATATCCTAATTTTTCAGCTATTTTTCCAAATTTTTTGTATTTCTTTATATTTTTTAAAATTTTTACTTGTTTGTTGGATAGTTCCATACCCCAAGTTCCCCCTCATTCATCGTTATCAGAATTTTTGAGATTGTTTAGATAAATAATTGCCTTTGCACGCTTGACAAGTGGCAAACTTTTTACTAAATCAACAAGTTCGTCTGACATTTCCTCTTTTTGTGCAGGATTATTTATAATTGTGTTTTCGCCAAAAGAAACATTGGAACTTCCCGAAAAGTCGTTACTATAAATCTGCATTTCATTTCTCCCCAACAGATAATCAACGGATACATTAAAAAATTCTGCTATTTGGTTTATATACTTCATGTATGATTTGCTTTTGTTTTTTTTCCAAGTTGAAAATACGCTTTTTTCTACACCTAAATAGTCTGTCAAATCCTTTTGCGACTTGTTTTGTTCTTCCAATAAAGCTGAAATTCTATTAATAATATCCATATTTCACACCCCTTTTTTAGTTATATCTCCAAAGTTCTTGAAATAAGAACTAAAAGTGTTGACAGTTGTCAATTTAAGAACTATAATAATTTCAGTTGGTGATTTGATAACAAATATATTTCAAAATAAGTTGATATTTTTAGAACCTTATATTTATATTATAGTATCATTTTTATCAACCTTTGTCAAGAATATCTATAAAAAAAGCATAGAAAGTTGGTGTATAGATGTTCTACGGAATAACGGCTTTTGTTATTATTTGGCTTTGGTACTTTTGGTACAGAAATAAAGACCAGTAATACAACCGAAACGAACAGGAGTGATAATATTTGTTTGAGAATTTGAGGGAAGATTTTAAAAAGACGCTGAAAGAAAAGGGTATGACTTATGCTCAGTTGAGCGACAAAACAGGTACTGCCGAAAGTACAATTAAGCGTTTTATGTGCGGTGCAGACGACAGCAGGAGAGTCGCTGAAAGCATAGCGGATGTGTTGAATTGTAAACTTGTTTACAGCAACGGTGTTTATGAAATTGCAACTGATACCACAGCGGAACAGCTTGTTGACGGGCAGACAGCGGAAAGGACAGATGAAAATGAATGAGTTAATCAGTATCAACTACAACAATGAACAGCCCACCGTGTTGGGCAGAGATTTGCATGAGGCTCTTGAAGTCAAAACCGCATATAAAGATTGGTTTCCAAGAATGTGTGAATACGGTTTTGAAGAAGGAAAAGATTTCAACCCGCTCAAAAATGAGCGACTTCAAATTGAGGGTAACAGAGAAGTTACCAGAACGGTTACAGACCATCAACTTACAATCCCTATGGCAAAAGAAATATGTATGCTCCAGCGTTCCGACAAGGGCAGAGAGTTCAGACAGTATTTTATCAAAGTCGAGGAACAGTGGAATACTCCCGAAGCGGTAATGTCAAGGGCATTGAAATTTGCCAATCAGAAACTTGAGGAAATCAAAAACAGCAATATCAAACTTACCGAAACTCTCGCCGTGCAGGAACAGCAGATTGCAGAGTTACAGCCCAAAGCAAGCTACTATGACGTTGTACTGAACTGTAAAGACTTGGTGTCGGTTACAGAGATTGCAAAGGATTACGGCAGGTCGGCAAAGTGGCTGAATGAGAAACTTCATGAACTCGGCATACAGTTCAAGCAGGGCGGTAAAACATGGTTGCTGTATCAGAAATACGCCGAAAAAGGCTATACAAGCACCAAAACGCAGACCTATAACGGAAATGACGGTGAAGTTCATACAAAAGTACATACTTACTGGACGCAAAAGGGCAGACTTTTCATTTATGACAAGCTGAAAGCCGAAAGTATTCTTCCTGTAATGGAAAAGTCGTGAGGTGAGAGAAATGCCGATAACTTGGAAAGACAGATGTGATATGCAGATGAAAGCACTCATTCTTTCGGCAATGACTGTATACGGCTGTACGGAAGAACAAGCCTATGAAGCAGTATTCAAAGCACTTTGCTCATGTGCAACGTACAAGCTTGTAAATGAGCTTCTGGAGAAAGATGATGGATAACAAGAGATACCGTGTATGTCATAAGTGCAAAGAGGTTTGGAACGTATCGGGCAAAGTCAAAGGCAACAAGCAATATATTTGTCCGATATGCGAATACGGCGATAAATGGATAAAAAGAATTTGCATGAGGTGCTACTACGGCAAAGAAATTACATAAACATTGGCAGGGGGTGTAAATATGCCGAAAAAGTGTAAAAATCCTTTAGCGACAGTGACAGCTACTATCGCATATTACATGGAATTGTCTGATATGACGAATAAGGAAATTTGTCAAAAACTGATGATGTCGTTTCCGACGTGGATTGACAAGAAGAAAAACCCCGATAAATTCACTTTGGGAGATTTAAACATACTTTCAAAGATATTCGGCATTGACATAATGGTACTTGTCGGTGGACTTGTTCCAAAAGAAACAGAAAGGAGCGTTTAAAAATGAGTGAAAGCGAAGCTGTAAAAATGGCAGTCGTGCTTGTGCCTATGGCATGGATAGCGGTTGTATTGCTTATAGGCTGGATTGCCGAAGAAGTCAGAAATTACAAGGCAAGAGATTGGTTTAAGGATAAGGAAGCACAGGCGATTTTGAAAAAGGTGAAATCGGAATGATAATGACGAATACAAAACAGTGCCGGACGTGCATATATGGCGAGAAATGGAGCGGTGTCTATACTTGCGGAAGGGCTTTTGAAAAAGACGGCACTATCAATCAAGGCAGAATACCCACCCGCACGGAAAATAAATGTTTTGGCTACATCAAGAAAGGAACGAGAAAAATGAATGCAATGATAGTTGAGAAAAAAGAAGATGTAAAAGCAGTTGAAAAAACTGTTGAAAAACCCGTTGAGAGCGTTGAAAAGTCCGATGACAAGCCGAAAAAGCACTCTTGGACAGTCGGTGATACAGAAACTTTGATACACTTCTATAACAAAGGTGCGGAAATCAAGGCACTTGCAGAGATGTTTGAAGTGACTGAAACGGCTATAAAAATCAAGTTGCAGAAATTGAAAAGGTCTGAACAATGGAAAGGACATTTCACCGACAGCGGAACTATTTCCAAAACGGAAATAGTTGCCGAGCCTAAAACAGTTACAGCGGAAGTAAAGGAACTCTCACCCATCACGGCACACATCAAGGACTTGAAAGCCTACTTTGCAGATTTTGTGATAGAGAAATGCAAGCGTGAAGTTGTACCCGATGCAGTTGAATTTGTCGGTGCATACATCAAATATCTTGAAGAAAAGGTGAACGAGTAATGCGACAGCTTACAAAAGCCGAACAATGCCGTAACCTGATGTATCGTAAAACAATGTTGTCAAAGCTCAATTACTGGGAAATAAGCACTCAGCTTGATGACATGATAGAAATGTGCGGAAACATAAAATATCTTGAGCAGGACGATCCGGAAATAATAAACGCATTTGACGGCAACGAAGATGATGCACATGAGTTTATCATGGCATTTTCTGACCTTGTGTATGACCTCGAAAATTTATCGGAACAGCTTACAGATATTTTCGGATATGGCAATGAAGAAAACTTCAACGAAACAGCGGTTGCTTTGATTGGAAAGTATTATGAAACACTCGGGTTTGATTCTTACCGTGAAGATTACTTTGAATTTGATTCGGAGTACATGGAAGAAGTCGGAGTTCAAAAGTCCCGTGAACGTATCATGCGAAAGACCAAAAAGCAAATGCTTGATGATATAGGCTTTACAATGGCACTTATTCTCCAATTTACCGACTTGGAATACAGATACAATTCCCTTGAAGCAACGGTCGGTATTTTCAAAGACGAAAATATTAAAATGCTGAAGCTCGTCAAAAATATTGATGATAAGTACAACGAGATGTTTGACAAAAAAGGAAAACTTGATAAATATTCCAAGGCAAAAGAAATAAGAGAGTTTGACAAAATGATTAAGGACTTACCCGATAAATACTGGGTAGAATAGGAGAATTACAATGAATGAGATAAAAGAAAAATCCGCTGTCGGTAGTGGCATACCGGCAACGGACATAGAAAAAACATCTACTGAAATTATAAATCATGCGATTGAAAAAATCAACCCCAAATCAATAAAAAATGCAAATCGTTACATGGAAGTAGTGGCAGAGCCTGTTGCAAAAGCTCTGCACGGCTTTTGCCGACAGTCAGAGGAATTTGCAAGGGCTATCGTTGAAACGGACAGAACCTTTCAGGAATGCCTTGAAACGATTATGAAAGAAGTTAGAGATGCCCTTTCCGACATTGACACATACCAGAGGGCAGTTGAATTTTACTTCCCCGGAGCGAAAGTTGAGTTTAAAATGACAATCCGCATGAGCGAGTGGGAAACGGAAGAACCTGAACCGGAAAAGCCTGCAAAGAAAAACATTGACCTGTCACTTGACAGCCTTTTGGATTGGTAGGTGACAAACATGAAACAGCAGAGAAAAGAAATGTTACTGCATCAGTTTCCGGCAGTTCCGAATGAAATTATGGAAAAAATGTTAAAAAGCAAAGGTGCTGAAAATTATTGTGTTTTTCTGACAGAGGGACATGAATTGTTTGTCAGATGCTTCCACAGATACAGCAAAGGCAAAAAGTTCATTGAACGTCAGAGATATGTTTTCGCCAAAGACGGTGCTGTCAGATACGGCTTGAAATACAACAAAGACGGCAAAACTTATTGGGAAATACTGACGAAATTCAGAGAACCTTTGTTTTGCTCTACCTGTTACGGCTACAACTTTGACAACACCTATACAACGATAAATTTTGACGTGATAAGCAAATCTGACATGAAATATTCGCAAATCGAAAAAGTACATCCCGATCTGCCTATATCGTACTTGAAATTGTATGTACAGCATAAAAACCTTGAATATCTCGTGAAGGCAGGTTATCAGAGTCTGATACAGCAGACCATGACGGGATATTGGGGCGGTACGGTATCGCTGAAAATTACAGCGGATATCGACTGGAAAAGCAATCATCTCTTGAAAATGCTGCACCTCAACAGAGATGAATTCAAAGTCTTGCAGGAAAATGAAACCTGCTATGAAGAATTCATTTTATGGCGTAAAAAATATCCGAAATACAAGCCGAATGAATTATTATGGTGTGCAAAGATTTTCGGGAACTGGTTCGGGACGGCGGAAAGATTGTCCGGACAGCTCGGCATGAAACCCAAAAGAATTGCAAGGTATATTTCCGAAAACAATCTTAAACTTCATGACTATGAAGATTATATCGGTCAGTGTGAAAGGCTGAAATACGATCTGCATGATACGGCAATATGCTTTCCGCACAACTTTCATGCCATGCACACACGATTGACAAGTATCATCAAGTATGATGCCGATAAGCTGAACAATGAACAGCTTACATCAAGAATTCATGAAAGACAGAAGTTTGAATTTGCTTATGAAGATTTGATTCTGATACAGCCGAAAGACGTTGCGGAAATCATCGGTGAGGGCAAAGCACTTCAGCACTGTGTCGGAGGATACGCAGAACGTCATGCACTTGGACAAACAAATATCTTTTTCATTCGTCAGAAAAATAAGCCCGATACTCCGTACTACACGATAGAAATATTGAACTATACTATCAAACAGTGCAGAGGATTCAAAAATGACATTGGAAGCGAAAAGCCTGATGAAATCAAAGAGTTTGAACAAGTATATACAAAATATCTGGAGGAATTGAGAAATGGAAGTAACCGTATTGACCGAACAGCGTAAGACAGCCATTGAGCTGAATCAGAAAATCATTCTCACGGCACAGCTTGCACAGAAAAATCTGTATGATATGTGTGTCATGCTCAAACAAATGCGTGATGACAAGCTGTACAAAGAACTTGGATATAGCAATTTTGGAGAGTATTGTGAACAGGCTGTCGGAATGAAACGCAGTAACGCATATAATTACATTGCCATTATTGAAAAAGTAGAAAATGTCCAATCGATTGGACAAATTGGCATGACAAAACTTTCCCTGTTGGCGAGTTTGTCGGAGATTCAGCAGGAAGAAATTCAGCAGACGGTAAACCTTGAAGAAACAAGTGTCCGTGAACTGAAAGCGGAATGTGACAGGCTGAAAGCCGCCAATAAAAAGGCTGAAAGCAATTTGAAGTCCTTACAGACGGAGCTTGACAACGAAAAGAAATCCAATGAAGAACTGATGTCGCTCAGGTTTGAAAAGGAACGTGCGGAAATGCAGCTTAAAAGAACCAGAGAGGAACTTGATGCCGCTAATGACAAGATAACGTCACTTGAAAACAAGCCTGCCGAAATAGAAATTGCCATACAAGAGGACGAGGAAGGCAAAATTGCAAAAACTCGTGTCAAGGAACTTGAACAGCAACTTTCCGAAACGAAATCCAGTCATGCCAATGCACTTGAAACACAGAAACAGCAGTATCAGTCACAGATAAATGAACTTGAAACACAGCTTGAACAGGCGAAAAACAAACCTGCCGAAACTATTATGGTCAGCAGTGACAAAGAAACTTTTAAGGCTTATTATCTGCCGGCTGTAAACGCTTTTGAAAATATGCTGAAATTCGTTGCAGATTGTTCCGACAAGGACTTCTGCGTTAAAAAGACTGAAAAACTGCTTGAAATATGCAGAGAAAAGTTAGGAGAGATAACATGAGATTATATGAAATGTCAGCCGAATTTGCGGCACTTTTTGACGGTCTGGATTCCATATCCGCATGGGAACCGACTGTCGTTGACGGCATAGCCGTTGATGAAAACGGTGAAGTCATCGAGAACATTACCGCTCACAAAGAAAAAATGATAGCCGACCTGCTTAACAGGCTCATGGACATTGAAGCCGATTTTGAAGTGAAAGCCGAAAATATAGCTTGCTTTATCAAGGAGCTTACAGGCGAAACCGAAATGCTTAAAAAAGAGAAAAAGAGTATTTCCGCAAGGCTTGATACGAAAACACATCTTGTCGAAAGGCTGAAAACCATGCTTGTTGAGAATATGACGGCTATCGGCAGAAAGACCATTGACAGACCCAAAGCAAGAATATCTTTGAGGAACAATCAAGAAACGGCTCAATTTGCCGATGAAAAGAAATTTATCAGTTGGGCGAACATAAACAGACCTGACCTTCTGAAATACACTCCCGAAATAAGCAAAACTGCCGTTAAAACGGCTTTGCAGAAAGGCGAGGAAATACCCGGTGCAACACTTGGCAGAACTGTATCTGCGTTAATAAAGTGAGGTGATAAAATGGGAATACCCGTTTTGATTTACGGCAGGAGCGGTACGGGCAAATCAAGAAGTCTGAAAAATTTCGGTGAAGATGAAATTACTCTTGTCAATGTCGAGAAAAAGCCTTTGCCGTTCAGGAAAAAATTCAAATATATCGTCAATACCGACAATTACAAGACGGTCTGCAATGCTCTCCAAAAATCGCCATCAAATGCCATTGTCATTGATGATGCCGGCTATCTGCTGACAAATATGTTTATGCGTGGTCATGCCGTGCGTGGAAACGGCTCGGCTACATTTGACCTTTATAACGACATAGGCGACAGTTTTTGGAATTTGTTTGAAAGTATAAAAGCCCTGCCCGATAACAAAATTGTCTATGTCATCATGCACGAGGAAGAAAGTGACAGCGGTACTACAAAATTGAAAATGCTCGGTAAGCTTCTTGAACAAAAAGTCTGCATTGAGGGCATGGTGACTATCGTCATCAGATGTATGTGTGACGGCAAAAGACATTATTTCAGTGTGCGTAATTCAGGCAGGGACATTACGAAAACTCCCGAAGATATGTTTGAAGCAGATGAAATCGAAAACGACTTGAAAGCCGTTGATACGGCTATAAGAAAATATTATGAAATCGAGGTAAAGTAAAATGATACCAAAGTATAACGGAATGAAAGCAGAACAGACAGTTTTCAGCAATCCCCTCCCCAAAGGCGGATATGTTGCAAATATCATCAATGCCAAAATTGAGGACTATTCATGGGGTTCGGTACTTGTCATAGCTTTCGATATTTCGGAGGGTGATTATAAAGACTTCTTCCGCAAACAGTTCAATGCCAATACCAATCTTGATAAGAAGTGGAAAGGCACTTACAGAATAGTCATTCCGAATGAAAATTCACAGTATTTCGACAATGAAAAGAAAACTTTCAATAATTTGATAGGCTCTCTTGAACACAGTAATAACGGCTATCACTTTGACTGGGACGAACAGAAATTCAAGGGTAAGTCAATAGGTGTTATTTATCGAAATAAAGAGTGGGAAATGAACGGCAACACGGGTTGGACTACCGAATGTGGTGCTGTAACAGATGTCAATTCCATTCGTGAGGGAACTTTCAAGCCTCTTAAAGATAAGCCTCTTAAAAATAATTCCGTTGCCTCTGTAAATACGGATACTGCCGTGACCGTCATTGAAACAGATGAAGATTTGCCGTTCTAAAAAATTTTTCCGCCATTCTGCCCCGATTAATGCTTTTCGGGGCATTAGTAAGGAGGTGTAATAATGGAAAACGAAATTACACAAACTGTCTTTACAAAAGAGGATTTTATTGATACGGCTATTCCTTATGAATACGTCTATCAATTTCACGGCAACAAATTTACGGAACGTCAGATGATTGAAAAAGTTTCGGCTATGGCTATGGCGGTCGGTATACGCAGTTTTAAGTCGCTTTATTCTCAATACCTCAAAGAATTAAAGCAACTTCATGAACCTATGGTCTGCTATACTCAATTTGACGGTCAGCCTTTTGAATTACAGTGCGGTGAATGGATAGCAAATGATATGGGTGTATATCGTGAGGGAATGTTTGTTGAACAGGCTTGCCCTCACCCGATAATGCCGATACAACGGCTTATCAATATTGATACAGGTATCGAGAAGATGAAACTTGCTTTCCGTAAGGGCAACCGTTGGAGAGAAATTATCGTTGATAAAAGCGTTGTTTCTTCCGCTACAAAAATTGTCAGCCTATCGGATCATGGTGTCAGCGTGACAAGCGAAAATGCAAAGGCTCTTGTAAGGTTTCTTTCCGAAGTTGAGAGTGCAAACTATGATATTATCCCCGAAATGAACAGCTTTTCAAGGTTGGGTTACTTTCAAAATGAGGGCTTTGTACCGTTCGTGGACGGGCTTATCTTTGACGGCGATTTGAATTTCAGAACGATATATAATTCAATTCAATCTCACGGAAACAGAGATGTATGGATAGATGAAATCAAAAAAGTAAGAGAATACAGTACCGTTGCAAAAATAACCATTGCCGCAAGTCTTGCAAGTGTTTTAGTGCCTATATGTAATGCTCAGGTGTTTTTCACTCATTTATGGTCAAGTACTTCGGGAACAGGTAAAACTGTTGCATTGATGTGTGCGGCGAGCATTTGGGGCAATCCCGAACTCGGTAAATACATACAAACATTTAACTCTACACAAGTCGGTCTTGAAAGATATGCCGCATTTTTAAATCATCTCCCATTGATGATTGACGAGGGACAGCTTGATAACGGTAAATTCAATGTATATCAGCTTGCGGAAGGTGTCGGACGTACAAGGGGCAATAAAACAGGTGGTGTTGATCGTACTCCAACATGGTCAAACTGCGTTCTCACGACAGGTGAAGCACCTTTAATAAAGCAATCTGACGGTGCAGGGGCATATAACAGCACACTTGATATTGAGTGTAAATCTTCCGAAAAAGTCATTGATAACGGTCAGAGAACTGCCAATATCGTTAAAAATAATTACGGTTTTGCAGGGCGTGAGTTCGTGGAATATATTTATAGAGAGTGCCTTGCAGACTGGATAAAAGAAAAGTTCAGTGAAAATTATAAACTTCTCTGTCAAAGCGACACTACCGAAAAACAGGCTATGGCAGCGGCACTTGTCCTCACGGCTGATGAAATTTTCTGTAAACTCATTCTCAAAACGGACGATTGGCTCAGCGTTGAAGATATTGCTAAACACCTTGCGACTAAAAAGGAAGTTTCGGTCGGTGAACGTGGCTATCAATTTTTATGTGACTGGGTAGGTGCTAATCAACGGAGATTTGCGACAAAGGAAACTTCCCCCGAAAATGGCGAAATATACGGTATTTTCGGAGATAATGACGGATATGTATATATAATTCGGAGTATCTTCATGCGTGAAACCGAAAAAGAGGGATATAATTCAAAGTCATTACTCTCTTATCTCAAAGAAAATCACCTTATCGCTTACAGAGCAAAAAACCTTACAAAGGGTAAGCGTATAAACGGCAGACTTGTTGAGTGTGTTGCACTTGAATTACCGCACATAGATTGTGATGATGACGAGGTACTTGATGAAGATGAATTTATATAGTGTGGGACTGTGTGGGGAAATAAAAATTCTAAAAAACCGCATAAATACTATACTGTGGGGGTGTGGGGATTGTGGGAGCAAATATACACCCTATATATTTATACGGTATATATAAAATAATGTATATATTAACCCCTATATAGAAATTTCAAAAAAAATCCCCACAGCCCCACAACATCTTAAAATGCTGATAAATACAGTATTTTTTTAGTGGGGGTATTATCCCCACACATTCCCACACACCCCACATGAAAGGAGAATTTATGAATTTAAGAGATTATCAAAAGGAATGTATCAATAAAATCAACAGTATTGATAAAGGAAATTATTTGATACAAATGGCAACAGGTTTAGGCAAGACTGTTACATTTGCGAATATTCAGAGAAAAGGGCGTGTATTACTGCTCTCTCACCGTGAAGAACTCGTTAATCAGCCAAGAAAGTATTATAACTGCACATTCGGCATTGAACAAGGTAAAAATCATTCCAACGGTGAAGATGTCGTGAGTGCCTCCGTTCAAAGTATCGTCAAACGATTGAACAACTTTTCACCGAATGACTTTGACATGATAATTTGCGATGAAGCACATCATGTAGCCGCCAATACCTACAAAAAAATCTTTCAATACTTCAAGCCGAGATTATTATTGGGCTTTACGGCTACTCCAAATCGTGCCGATGGCGTGAGATTGAATGACGTTTTTTCAGATATAATTTTCAAGCGTGATTTGAGATGGGGCATTAAAAACGGCTATTTATCCGATATATTCTGCCGTAGAGTAGATATTGGATATGACTTGTCAAAAGTGCATACTCGCATGGGAGATTATGCACCGTCCGAACTTGAAACCGCTATGTCCGACACTTCGGACGCTATTGCAGAGGCTTACAGGAAATATGCCAAAGGTGCAACACTTATCTTTGCGGTATCCGTAAAACACGCTCACGATATAGCCAATAAAATAGGCGGTGCGGTTGCCGTCACAGGCGATACCCCGAACCGTGCCGAAATCATCAAGGACTTTTCCGAAAGAAAAATACCTTGTCTTGTCAACTGCATGGTATTCACGGAGGGTACGGACATACCGCTTGTGGAAACCGTCATGATTGCCCGTCCTACTCAGTCGGACAGCTTATATGCTCAAATGGTAGGCAGAGGATTAAGACTTCACCCCGATAAAGACAAGCTCATTCTGATAGATTGTGTCGGCATTACAGGTAAAGCCAATCTATGTACAGCCCCGTCACTTCTCGGAATAGATATGTCGGAGGTTCCGAAAAATCAGCGTAACAAAATTCAAGGAGATTTATTTGATTTGCCCGATAAAGTGAAACTCTCAATGGACACCCCTGAAAGTTGGATTCGCAATACTGAAATCGTTGATTTATGGGCGAATGAACAGGAATATAACTTGCATGACATAAATTTCTTCAAAATGCCTGACGGTTCATTGACACTCTCACTGCCTGAAAGAATTATCACAATCCCATGTCAAGACCAATTAGGCAACGTCAAGGGAATGCCATTTCAAGAGGCGATTGACAAAGTGTATGAAGAACTTCAAAGCGATTATCGAAGTAGCCGTGCAATATGGGATAGAAAAATTGTAGAACGCTGGGGAAATGCACCTGCTACCGATAAGCAAAAGAATATCATTTCAAAGAGATTTGCAGACTTTGATTGTACGGACTTGACAAAAATACAAGCAAGCCAAATTTTAAACCGCATTTTTTCAAAAAGAGGT